GGAACGCCGTAGAGAGGCATTGGCCGAGCGCATTTAAGGTTGATATATGCATCGAATAGAAAATGTGGTTCTGCTGGCACAGCCAGAATCCTATCCATTGGCGGATTGTCTTCGATGAATGATGAGTTAAGCGCAACGCTTGAATCCAGATCTTGTGATAGGTGCCACGGGTCTAACGATCCCGGTGCGTCCGATCTGAAGGTTGCTGTAATTTGCGTTGGTTTGTATCGATATTCTGCGTATCGCTCTTGATAACCAAACGCGGTGTCGTCTTCTGCTGTTCCCTGAGCGTAAATTTCGCCCTTGGTCACAACCTGTTCCCCCAGGTGGCTCAATGCAGGCCAGTAGAAGTCGTATCGTGTTTTACGGGACCATAATTTGTTTAGTCCCTGCTGATAAGTTAGGTCTGCTCTAACGCAGACGAGACCGATCACGAAACAGTGCTCGGTGAATGATTTGGTAAATCCGTGATTGTTAAAGCTGCCCGTTCCGTATGCAGCGAGATTTCCCTGTGGTGTTACGTCTGGCACGATCCCAGTGGGTGTGCTCTGTGCCACTGGGTTTATATTAATCATGCTCGAGCCGCCGCCAAGATACTCAGGGCGCTGAAGTCTTGCGTCGGGAGACGTAACTCCGAAGTGTGATTTGATGATTTCGGTATAGCGCGTTCCGCCACGGGCGTCGCGTTCTTGCATTCTCTGAACTTGGAATGCTTGCCGAAGATCATTAATTGTTGCCGCTGTCGCGTCAGATAAGTCGGCCTCGAGGCCGGTGTTGTCCCAGTTAGCCGGTGATGGTGAGTATGAACTGCCAACGAATTGCCAGTTATTAGTGGTATCGGGGATTAATCCGTAACCGTCTTGTGATCCCCCGATTTGAAATGTTGGTGCGGATCCGTCCGAATAGACTGGCGCTGATTCTCCAAGTGGAAGCGCCACTGGCTCCCCTTTGGCGGGGAATGGCAGACAAGAAGTGAAATAGTCATGCCTTTTACCCCTTCGTCGCAGGGCGACTGAAGTAAGTGATGCGTCGTCTTTCGGTACAGGTACGGAATCCTGAAGGTTCTGGTCTCGAAACCATTCGTTCCAGATAAGGTTATAGGCGCGGATGGGGAGCGAGGAGTGTGCGAGATTTGACACCCCGCTTGGAATCCCAAGAAAGTCAGGAAGACTACCAGAAGCGTAACCGTCACCGCTGTTTTGAGTAGGTATGACAAAGTCAATACTATCGCCCGGATCATCTTGTTCTCCGTTGAATTTTTGCCAGTTATCCCAAACGAGTCTGTTTGGAACCGCAAAAAAGAAAGTTTCGAGGAATAGGTTGTCCATGATCGGATGGATTGGTGTAGCCATACGCGCGAAAGCGTTGGCTTTTAAGTTGAATGTGTCCCCTGGTAGCACCTCATCGAGGTAAAAGGGGACTAAGAATCCCGCATTGAATGCGGTCTTATATCCGTGGGATCGGTCAAATGATGACCGTTGAATTTCAGCTTTTGGTACTTCGCTGAATTGATGTTGCATTACTGATTTAGGCATCTGGATCCCTCAATGTATTTCCGTTAACGATTGATCTTGGTGAATTTGTGTCGAACTCCGCTAGGCCGTCGTCGTATGTACCCAGATGGAATAGTGTGAAATCAAGTGGTGTTTTTGAGAATTGATGTGATGGATCGTTGACCATCTGTTTGAATATGCGTTCCGCCATTGCAAGTTGTGGCATGAAGAAGGGGGTTAGAAAAGCATCTGCTTTTTCGTCGAATACTGAACAAATTTGGTATTGCATTAAATTGTCTCCAGGGGGCGTTGTAATCGCCGCAGTTGTGCTGATTTGCATTGTTCTCGAACGGCTAACCGTTCATCGGTTGAATTGTCTTTGTTTTTTTCTGCTCTGTCTATTCGCAGAATTTTCATCTCCTCAAGCATTAGTGGATCTTCTTTTTCTAACAATTTGTCGTAGTAACGTGGAACTGTATATTTCATGCCGTTAATGACGACCTGGTCAGATGGATACAGGTCGTTTTTGTATTTTTGGAACCATTCGTAGCCCAGTCCTGGGCGTCTGCTCATGGTTATATATTCCGGTCGAATATGGTGTATCTCCCCATATTTATCGACCGTTGTGTAGTGCTCCTCTGCGTCGTCGCCATTTATCTTTTTCATTATGTAGCGGGCAACATAGCCCGCTGATTGGAAGTTAGCACTTCCGATTGATGTGTGGCCGAGGCCCCACAGTTTTTCGAGCTTGTCGCTCTTATAGAGGCGATTGCCTCTTTTGACTGACAGGAGTTGTTTATCTTTGAAGTCGTGACCAAAGATTATTGCGTGGTAATGAGGTCGTTTATTTTCTTCACCATATTCCCCGCAGTGGAAGAACCGGATGCGCTGGGGCGCGATCGAGTCCCGGTATCTTTTCATGAAGTCTTGGAAATGTTCTACATGGACGGAACCGTCCTTTGGTAGATGTTCAGGTGCATACGTTAGAGTTACGAAGGCGGAATGATATCCGTTTTCTTCTGTGGTCTGGATTTCGTGCATACATCGGATGGCCCAGTCCCGGGATCTGTCGATTTTACACCCGATGCATGTTCCACATGGAACCTCCATGGGGTTCAGATCCCTTCTATGGTCCTGTAGCACGAGTTTACCGCCCTCGCCTCTGAAGCCCACTAGGGGCTTGTAGCAGGGCACTCAGAGACGTATACCGCCCCGCATGGGGCGTCCTGATAGGTTTTTGCGATGAGTTTTGGCTGCTCCCTTGGAAAAGGAGCGCTTTGATTTTGCTCGGTTCATTTTCTTGCGATATGCCATAGGATATTTTCTCCGTAGCTGTTTGGTCTAGAAAGAGTACATTCTAGCGTGTTCCTGTCAGTCAGCCTATAGACATCAAGTGGGGTCTATAGGCGGGGCTTCGGACACTGCTAGGTCCTCGCCTTTTTCAGGGGTGTTTTTAGGGGGTTTGACCTGGGTCAAACCCATTTCGTAAAGCTCCTGGTGTGATGTGTTTTCGTCAATGCCATTGACGTAATCAAGGAACTTTGACGGGTCGTGCTCGAACTTCTCGCGTATCGAACTGGGGAGTTCGTTGAACATAGTTTGCCCCTGGGCAACGATGTTCTGTGCTTGGTGGAATTCAATACCATTGAAGTCACCATAACGAGGTCCGTGGATCGCTACATGATCGACCATTCCGGTCCTCTGATATTTAGCCATGATTGTGTTGATGTCGCAGGATTCAACAAAAGATTGTTTGGTTAATGATGGAAGGTCATTCGTTGTTTTCACGCGTAGTCGTGGAGAGTAGGCCGATCTGATTAGACGGGCTGTCGCCGGAAGTTTCGCTTCGCTTTTAATGCCTTCGGCATTTTTCATTCCTGCCATGGTGCTTTTCCTGTTATTCCGAATGTATTGATGTAGAGCCAGAGTTGCTTCATTTGTTCTGCGAGATCGAGTAGTGCCGCAGATCCTTTTCCGAGTTCATCCTCTAATCGAGTATATATTTTGGTCGTAGCTTTTATTACGTCCTCCCAATTTGCGTCCTCGATTGAGTCTCTGACATACCGGATTAGATCCGCGCCGATCTCTGATGCTTCCGCTTGCGCTGATGCTACTTTTGTATTTTTTATAACGAGGTCGATCTCTTTTTCGACCTTTTTAGCTTGCTGTGCAAGTAGATCCTGCTGTTTGTCTAGTGTTGCTGCTGATGCCATTGATTGTTTGGCACCGGCTACCGCCTGAGCAGATGAGAAGGCGCTAGACGCGCCTTGAGCTATTCCCTGTCCCAGGGGAGCTAGCTCATTTACGACCTGGGTTCTTGCTCCTCCTGGAGAAGATGCCGGTGAACCTAATGCGAGAATCCGGTTCAGTCCGGCTTTTTGCAGGTCGGTGGTTGCCCGCTGATAAGCGGTATTTGACATGCGCTCTTGAAATGCCATTTGTTCTCGAGCGAGTTTTATGTTTTGCAGGTTGGCGTCTTCCGCGCCTTTCTTGCCGATCAGGCCCCCCAAAAGGGAGCCTCCTGCGGTTAAAGCTGCTGCTCCTAATAATGACATTAGAAGTGATCGATATAG